GAAGAATTAGGATGGCGTCTTCATCCCCACTTGTCCAGGTGTGTAGACAACATGGTTATGATGTAGAGTTTCAAAAAAACTTCGACGGCACCAATGATAATAACACTGTTGTTGTTTCCTTCCCATGCTCGTTCCCAGAACAGACGGTTTTGGCACATGATGTGAGTGCGCTTGACCAATTGGAAGTGGTGAAAGAACTACAAGCCAATTGGAGTGATAACTCAGTTAGTTGTACCGTTTATTACCGGAAAGAAGAACTCCCACAAATAAAACAGTGGCTAAAAGAAAATTATAACAATAATCTTAAAACCGTTAGCTTTCTTCTCCACAACGAACATGGATTTAAACAAGCTCCGCTTGAAGAAATCACAAAGTCTCAGTACGATGAGATGGTATCTAGAACAAAACCAATTACATCCTGCGAAATCAAAGAAGAAGATATTCAAGACTCATTTGAGTGCGTCGGCGGCGTCTGTCCTGTAAAGTGAGAAAGGTATTAATATGAATAAAGTAGATAGATATAAAAAAATGTTTGCTGTTTCGGGGGAAAACGAAAATATGGAAGTATCGGCAGACGGTAAGGTACATGTACCAGTATGGCTGATGATGCTAGTTTTACACTCATCTGGGCTAAGATCTAAAAAAAAGAGATTAGTTAAAAAAAGATTAAAAAGAGAAGTAACTAAATTAATTCAAAATTATGTAGAAAATGAATGACGATGACGAGTTCTGGTGGGTAAATGCTCAAGCAGAAGATCTTGATGACAACAAAGTATGTTCCCACCAATGGGTTGAGTATTTAGGATTTACCGAACATTATTGGTTTTGTAAAAAATGCGATAAAAAATCAAGGGAGAAACCCGAAGATGATGATAATCCTTACTTGCCCTGGTGGGCAAAAGGTTAGGTTTAATGCAGAGAAAGTTGTCCATTATACCAATGAGACGATAACTCTACCTCAAAACGAAGTAGTGACGGGAACAAAAATTACCCTAAGCACTAAAGACGACGATTATTTTTTTGTAATAGAACCCCCAGAAGAAATAGATGAAATGCTTAGAACTAATTTTGTAACAGTTTATGAGAAAAAATGATAATAGATTTAAATCACTACAACAACATAAGACCGACTGTTAAAAATGTTGCTTTGAATAATTCATCAAAATCTCATAAAGAGATCATATCTCTAATTGCAATAGCGTCTTATGCTCCCGCTATTGTATCTTGTTACTATTACATAGAACACCTGGGACACAGCCCCAAAGAAGTCCAACAACAAATAGATAAATTAATATCATTTTATAGATACACAAAAATAATTTCAATTAAGGATCAAGCAGATGTTTGAAGTTAGACTAGCAGCAACTGTTTTTTCTAGCCTACTAGCAATAGCCTTAATAGGTTCTAACTTCCCAGGAAACGTATTCCTAGAGGTACAGAACTTACCGATATTTTTCCTAGTAATGGCAAGTACCTTAATAAGTGCTTCTATTTTATTTGGAATAAAAAATGCTTTGGTTTTTTCCATAACAACAACATTACTCTCAACTAGTCTTTATTTTTTATTCATGGGTTGTGCGAATATGTTTATTCATGGGGAAAATCCCATTGAGTACTTGATATTGGTTCCATTTGCGATTATAATCTTTTGGAAAGAATTCACAATATCTACACTCACAATGAGTGCTCTAGAATTTTTACAGGGTAAACTTCAAAATGAAAGATCAAGTAAATCATCCTAGTCATTATAATACGGGCAAAATAGAAGTTATCGATGCGATTGAAGATTGGCATCTTGGATTCCATTTAGGTAATGTTGTGAAATATATTGCTAGAGCAGGTAAAAAAGATCCTCTCAAAAGAAAAGAAGATCTTAGTAAGGCACTTTGGTATTTAAAACGGGAGTTAGAACGTGAGTAAAGTTAAAAAGCCTAAATCGCTATTTAAAGCAAATAGTGCAACACATGGTCTTTACTTAGAGTCGAATGGATCACTTACTTGTGAATGTGATATTCTTACGACTTATGCCAGGACACCAAACGAACTAGAGAGGTTAGCAAAATGGTTAACAAAAGCCGCCCAATACACAAGACAAAAACAGCAGAAAAAATCACCAAAGTTACGTTCATCTTAATCTCTATACTCACGCTACTATTATCTAATTCTGGTTGTATGACGTTAAGATTTGGTTTACCTAAGCATCCCGATCACTTATATCCTCTTATTAGAGATTTCTAATGCATAAAAAAATAGATATGGCGTGGGGTAGCCCAAGCTTTTTAGCCCCTTATTGGAATAAAGTTCAAATTAAAACTGATCACATAAAAAGAACCAAAAATTACGAGTTCGGCTCCAGAAGACCGCTGAAGAGATTAATCAAAAAGCTACATAAAAAAGCAAACAACGTAGATTTAACTAACAAACACATTGTAGTTGGCGCAGGGGCGTCTCAGATAATCTTCGGTCTACTTTGCGTTTTAAGAGATGTTAACTTTTATGAAAAAGTAACAGCGACTGCACCACACTTTTCAAGATTCCCCCTACTTGCAGATGCCGCAAAACTCGAATGGCGGAGAGATGCCGTTTATAACACAATTCAAATTGTAACCAATCCCAATAATCCTGACTCAACAATAAGCGATTATTCATCTTGCCAAATCTTAGACCTTTGTTACAACTGGCCTCAGTATAAAGAGGTAGTTAAATACAATCATTCAATTATGGTTTTCTCTTTTAGCAAGGCCTTAGGGCTCGCTAACACGAGAATAGGTTGGGCTGTCATAAAAGATAAGATCATAGCCAAAAAACTAGAACAATGGATAGAGATCACAACAGGTGGTCTTTCTATTGATGCACAAATAAAAGCAGAAGCAACATTGAGATATGAGACCCACCCCTTCAGACACCAGAATAGCGCGTTCACTTATGGTCAAGAAATAATGAAGGAAAGATGGGAAAAAATAAATTCCAACAAAGATAAATTTCCTTTTGAAATTTTAAACAGAGATGGTATGTTTTTATGGGCAAAGGGAAATTGCCCAAAGCAGATAACATTTTTAAATGGTGAATCATTGGGTTCTTCTAAAGACAATTTCCGTTTAAATGTTGGATGTTCGAATAAACACTTCAAACTATTTTTAAAACTTTTCAATATTGATTAGGTAGTGGTAAAATCAATGAACTAATGGTACGCCCATAGAGACGATCCCACACCGAGGGGCTTTGAGCGTTTACCCTGTTGGAAAAAACAAACGCCACTATAAAAAAATGAGCGTATATTTTGAGAACAATGAAAACTTCAACAAGATTGAAGCGGCAATACCACCCGCTAGACTGCTGGTGATTAACCAAATATTACCAGAATATACCTACATCTACGAAGTCGAGTACACCGGAAAAACCTCAATACTATACGAGGGATCCGACTACTGGGTACAAAAGCATATAGATTATAATTACACCGAACTGAGATTTGTTGCTGGACTAGAAGGCACTAAAATTAAAATTTATTACGAGGTAAAGGGCCAGTACGGTTGTAAGCACGAATATAAAATGTACTTCGGTTTCACTGAAATGTACGAGTATTGCGTAAAATGTGACGATAAAAAGGAATAAAAATGGAAGATTTAGATTTACTCGAAAGAGCATTTTACGAACTAAGATCGGATCTAGAAAAGATTGAAGAGACTGCTAAAGAAGAAGAAAAGCAATACGCTCTTGGTAGATTACACGGCATCACACTCGCCTTAGTTATTGTGGATGCTTTCATCAAAGAAGAAAAACAAAAAAGACTTCTTATAACTTATAAAGGATTAGATGGATGAAGCCGCGTAAATATAAACTATTTAAGCATCCTAAATATAAGCTAAATCTAAGTAAGTCACTTTTAAAATATTTAAATGAAATTAGAAGAAAACATAAAGTTCGTGTCTGTGGGGGTCCGTATGAAGATTTTGACATCAGGGATCTTCTAACAGAAGATGAGCTAGACTATTTTTCGGGATGTCATTTTGTTTCTAAAGGTAGACACCATATATTTATCAATCCAGTGCAATCTATCAAGGTAGGTCATGACCTGGTTGTTCTACACGAAATTGGACATATGCTTTTACACGGAAACCATTTCCACCACCAAGAAGAATCATTTGCAAATGGATTTGCTTTCGCTATGGCTAAATCTTTAGGATTAAAGATAGTTAAATCTATGCGTGACAAGCTCGTGGTGTATTCAGAGCTACACCTTAAGGCAAACAAAAAACACAGGTATCGTAAAAGACCTGAGGTTATTCTAAATAACTACACTTTCAAATAAAGTATAAAATTATGAAGAACAAACTTTCACACAGTGCATCTAACCAATTTATGGATTGTCCAACAAAATGGAAGTATCACTATGTGGATCGCCTACGTTCTAAAACCCAACATGCCGCACTCGCGTTTGGATCAGCAGTAGACGCAGCTGTAACTTCACTTATTAAAAATTCTGAAAAAAAACCAGAGGACGTGTTCTCTTATTTCTGGAGGTTTCAGGACATCAACGGTAAACAGACATATCTACCAACAGCAACAAATATCGTCTATGCAAATTCCGACTACGATGAAGAACTGTTATTGGCCGAAGACTTGGACAAAATACGCGAAGAATTTAAGATCGAGAATCCTTTAGCAGAGGTGCAAAAGGTTTACGATGAAAAGGAATACGCCGGATTTGATGGATTACCTGAGCACAGAAAAAAACTTTTAAATTACGCTAATTGGTTATCACTCTATCGTAAGGGCTTACTCATGATAGAAGCCGTGCGTAATAAAGTGTTACCTAAAATTAAGAAAATGCATGGCGCACAGGTTTACTGTAAACTTGAGAATGAAGTAGGTGACATGATTGTTGGCTATGCCGACATGGTAGCTGAATGGGAAGGTCACGATGAACCTATTATTTTTGATTTCAAAACCTCTGCAAAAGATTATGCGACTGATTCAGTACTTACTTCACCACAGCTAACCCTTTATGTTCACTGTCTTAGTGATCAATTTAAAGACACAAGAAAAGCTGGGTATATTGTCTTAAATAAGAACGTAAGAAAGAACCGCACCAAAACCTGCAAGAAATGTAATTACGCAAACGAAGGAACTAATCACAAAACTTGTAATAACACAACAGATGGTATAAGATGTAACGGTGAGTGGGATTTTAGCTTAGACCCAGAGATTTTTGTACAAATCGTAATCGATAAGATACCAGAGAAAACAGAAGAGATTGTACTAGAGAACTTCGATTATATAAACACGGCTATTAAAAACGGTGTCTATCACCGTAATTTCTCGAGCTGCGTAAGAACTTTCGGTAAGTGCGTCTATTATAATCTTTGCTACAAAGACTCAATGGACGGGTTAGAAAAACTGAATAAGTAAGAAGAGGAGTATTATATGAAGAAGATTATAAACTATATGAAGAAGATTATAAACGTTCACGAAGTTGAAGGAGAAGGGTTGGTTGGATTGCTCGGTGAACGTGTTGAATTGTTTTGTATGAATTACATTTACACAGGCACACTAACCGGAGTAAATACACATGACGTTCTTCTTAAAGACGCCGCTATTGTTTATGAGACAGGACCATTTGATGTTCCTAGATATGCGGATGCACAAAAAGTTGGCAATCTCTATGTAAGATCTAATTCTATCGAGTCGTATAGAAAGACAGATAAGCGATGAATATTCGTGGTTTAAGACAAAAATGGTCTAGGTCTAGATCTTGCTATGGGTCTTTGTCTGGGTCTTTGTCTGGGTCTTGGTCTTGGTCTAGGTCTGTGTCTGGGTCTTTGTCTGGGTCTTTGTCTGGGTCTTGGTCTGTGTCTGTGTCTGGCCTCAGATCTAGATCTTGCTATGGGTCTTTGTCTGGGCCCACATCTAGGTCTTGGTCTAGGTCTGTGTCTGGGTCTTGGTCTAGGTCTGTGTCTGTGTCTGGCCTCAGATCTAGATCTTGCTATGGGTCTTTGTCTGGGCCCACATCTAGGTCTTGGTCTGGATCTGGGTTTAGATTTAAGTCTGGGTCTTTGTTTAAATAAGTTAATTGGGACGGCGTGGGAAGCTGTGAGGGGGTTGAGTGTAACTCGGATACCGTGAAAGCGGAGTGTTACTCACTGGAGACACGCTATGACGACAAAGGGTGAAAGGTCATTGGGAAAGCTGCTATCCCATCCCTGAAAACAGTAGGCAGGAGTCGCGCCCTGCTCCCAATTTTTTAAGGAGTCTTTATGACAATACCATCAGAAAGAACACTTTGGGGGGAAACATGAGCCTACATGAACGACTCAGGGATTGTGAAGCAGCACCTTGGGTAATCAAAGAGATTAAAAAGATCGAAGAAGAAAGAGATTGTTTTAGGGAAGCATTAGTGCTAATAGCAGATGATCACTGCACAAAAGAGTGTGTAGCTTTGGAAAAGCAGTGTGATCCATGTATAGCAAAAGAAGTATTAGGAAGCCAAATGAATAACAAGATGGAATTTAATAGTTACCGAGAACAAGAACTAGAAAGTCATATTAGAATTCAAGAGAATATAATTTCCAGATTAAAAACTGAGAACAACAGTTTAAAAATCGTATTAAAAAATCTTAAAAATTCATTGACCGAGATCGGAATTCAAACCGATGGCTCGTTGGATCTTATTGATCATCTTGACTTAGACTCAAATCAAAAGTAACCTGATTTGGAGGTAGAACAATGGCTAGTTTTTATTTCTTTGCTATCTTTGCTGCAATATTTTTAAGTGTTGTTGTTATATTGGTAAATAAAAAATGAAAGAAGATATTCTTAGATTTGTTTTAGATATATTTTACACCGGATGTTATTTATTCCTAACCCACACTGGGTATAATATATCAGACAAGATTTCTTCAAAAGAAGATATTAATTTTTTATATATTGTAGCTTGGCTAATTGCATCTGTTGTGATATTTCTTCTAACTAAACAGCGTTACGATAAAGAAGTTGAAGAAGGAAATGAAGAACAATACTAAAAAAAATAGACAATAGTATTTGGATGTGTTAAGGTAAAACCACCAACATCCGAACAGGAGCATCAGATGGCTAAAAAGAAAAAAGACCTAACGTTGACAGACTTTTTAAATCAAGAAGAAGTAACAGTAACTCAACCCACCCAGGAGGCCGTTTTAAACAGTCTAGCCTTGGGAATCGCCAAGCTACAAAACGGGAAATGGGGATTGGTTGAGATCGCGTTCAACGCAAATACCGGGGAATCAGATGTTCAGGATGTAACTGAATTCCCTAGTAGAGATCTTGCTAGTGAAAGATTTAAAGTTATTGCTGCTAAAAAAATTAGAATCTAATTAAAGGAGATAATATATGAAAACTGTAACTACCCCAAAAGGAACTTCATTACCACTCGCCAATCTAAAAGGTAAGGACTATCTTTTGGTGGCACATCGGCTTCAATGGTTTAATGAAACAGAAACTAATTTTCGTATCGAGACTGATTTTCTTCTTGTAAACGACGACCAAACTGTTGCTCGAGCCGTGGTCACTGTTTTTGATAAAGAAGGTAAAGAGATCAAACGAGCTAGTGCCACTAAACGTGAAACTAAAAAAGATTTCTCCGACCACACTGAAAAGGCTGAAACCTCTGCAGTGGGGAGAGCTTTGGCTATGCTCGGGTACGGAACACAATTCGCTATCTCTGATCTTGACGAAGGAGATAGAATCGTGGATAGTCCAGTAGTGGACGTTAGAGGCCAAGCAGCAGCAACTGTATCCAACTTAGAACAAGCTGTAGCTTCAACATCAACTACTAAAGCGGGATCATTTAGGAAACCAGCTAAGAAAACCGAACTAGCAGCAGGAGCTGAAAATGACGGATGGGAATGAAGCCTTAGAATTAACACAAGAAACCAATGTTTATAACACAGACAGTAGCCATGTTGAAAATACGGCAGCGACAATGTTCACACTCTACTTGCCAAAATTTCAACTCATGGTTAACAAACTCAGCAACAAGGCATTACGAAGAGTGTTAAAAGCATTAGTTGAGTATCCACTAGTTGAGGAGGAATATAACTTTTCTTCTCAGTCAGAAAAGGATACTTTTTTTATTGCAGAGCAATTGATTCTAGCAAAGCTAATGATGATTCAACAAACCATGTTAAATCATCCTGAGATGTTGCAAGAACCAAAAGCTTCTGATATTCTAGAAACACAAACTGAGGTAATTAATAATGGCTAAATCTAAAAGAACTGTTGTTGGATCTGTATGTAAATCTAAAGATGCTGGTAAGCCAGACTATTTGGTTCTACGTGGAAACACAGCAGAAGAACTTGCACGTGCCTTGATGAAGGCTGATAAAACTAAAGGTATTTCACTTAAACTTGAAAGTAAAAAATTCCAAATGGACAGTCTAGATCAAGCTGTTTCTTCTGGAAAACTTTCGGGAGATTTAGCTGAAAAAATTAAAGCAGATCGAATCTCAAAAATTCCAGACTGGGTTCGATTTGAGGTTGTTCTAGTTGAGTCTGGTGGTAGCTAACCCTTAATATTTTAGCTACGCTATTCGTGTCACCTACCAGACGAGATCAAATAGTCTGTGTAACTATTCGTTTTGATCTGAATAGTGAGAATGGTGAGTTCTGGAGGCTAGGTCCAGACGCTTCGGCGGCAAGCGGGTTCTTCTCTACAAATGGGTTTTTGAGAAGATGGAAGGGTAATTCCCAGCCGCCCCACGTTTAAGGAGATTTACAGTGGAACAATTTTTCCATCAACCAAATCCATCCTCCCAAAAATATACAGTCTGCGTAGATATCCCACCCAAAGAAGAATTCTTAGAATTACTTTTAAATCCACACACAAAATTGGAATTGAATTGTGGTCTTGCATTATGCTCACCACAAGACAACTACAACAAAAAAATCGGAAGAAACTTATCGTCGTCCAGAAAACTTTCCACTGAGTTTGCTTGCGTCGGTATTTTTGGTAATGTGGAATTAATAGAAAAAGTTTACAGACAGTTTCATATTTTTATTCTAGAGTCTAAAGATTTGAGTATTACTGTCAATGTAAGACACGATCATTCTAGAGCAATGTTTGTTCACGCAGAACTTAAATAATTAAGGAGTCGAAATGGTGTCTCATTTTGTTCGCTTTACTAAGGGTGTTGCTGACAAGGGTAAGCTTATTCCTGTGAATGAGGTATTCGATAATATTGAGGATAGCGACAAAGACTACTACGCCTCAGCCTTTCTTTATAACGAAAAACAAGCTGAAGAATTTAAAAGAACCGGAACCGTTCGAGGTATCAAGGATGTAGTCACCAATAAAATTTGGTTTGATTTTGATACCGCCGTAGATACATCCTTTGCTCAACGCGATGCAATTGAAGCAGTTCGTCGATTGACCAGATACGGAATCGATAAGAAAAATATTGAAATTTATTTTTCTGGAAATAAAGGATTCCATTTAGTTGTCACTCTCAATAGACAAATTACACCTGACCAAGTTTTTAATATTTGTGTTAAAAAATTTGGAAGTGGGCTTCAGTCGCTGGATAAAGCGGTTTATGATCCATCGCGTATTTTTCGAATCCCAGGAACAAGGCATCAGAAGAGTGGTCTTTATAAGGTTCCCTTGACGTATAATCAACTACACCGAATGTCTATTTCACAGATTAAAAATCTAGCTTCTTCTTTAGATAACATTAAAGATGAGTTCGAATGGGGTGTCGCATCCATCGACGATGAACTACTCCATATTGAAGAAACCAAAAAAGATGTAAGACCGACAACTTCCTCACTAGACTTTACACAAAAACCAGTACAATGGAAGAACTGTAAGTGGGCGCTCCTACAAGGTAACTTCAAAGAAGGCGAAAGACATAACGCCCTCATGGTGATTGCAGCCACATGCAGAGGCTTAGGGTACGACAAAGACACCACATACTACATGTGTAAGTCTGCACTTAAAAAGCAAGCAGCCTCAACTGGTCAGGATGAGTTCCCAAAGGAAGAACTATACAGTAACATCATTGAACAGTCGGTATTCACTGACAATTGGGAAGGCGGCCAGTACAGCTGTCAAAAACCAGGTTGGCTGCAAAGCTACTGCAATAGTCTAGGTGAGCATAAATGTAAACATGAAGCAGAAGAACCCCCAGTAATCAAAATTGATGACATGGGTGGTTTATTCACAAACTATGCTCAAAATTTCGAACAGAATATCATCAAGACGGGCATCACAAAATTAGATGAAAGAGCAATGATTTGTGCCTCAACATTAAATGGGTTGCTAGGACAGCCAGGTGCGGGAAAAACTTCAATGTCTTTGCAGTACCTCCTAAACACCTCCCAATCTGGCATCCAATCGACTTTCTTTAGCTTAGACATGGGTATGCCTATTGTCTATGCAAAAATGGTACAGAAGCTAACTGGGATGAATTTTAAGGAAGTCTTAGCTATATTCAAAGACGATCCTAAAAAGGCAGCAGAGCTTAGTTCACAATTGAAAGACATGTATAAAAATGTCGGGTTTAATTTCAAATCGGGGTTAACTGTTCCAGATTTGAAAAGAACAATTGTCGAGCAACAACAAGAACGAGGGGAAAAGGTTAAGCTCGTAGTCATCGACTATCTCGAGTGTTTAGCTGGCCCCTATTCCGATCAAACCGCAAACACGGGATTCATTGCGAATCAACTCAAAGATTTAGCCAATGAGTTATCTGTTGCTGTTCTATTGCTGCTACAAACACAAAAGCACTCAACACCAGATGTCTCCGATCCACTACTATCCTTAAAGGGTGTAAAGGGATCTAGTTTGATTGAGCAAAGTTGTTCAACGATTCTGACATTATGGAGGGAAGGATACAATCCCAAAACTGTGCTTGACGATAGGTACATTTCTTTTGCTATTGTTAAAAACAGATTCGGATCTCTTTGGTCAGGTGATTTTAGTTGGAATGGTGTCACGGGTGACATTAGAGAACTCACTCAGGAAGAAGAGGAACAACTTGCTGAATTCAAAGAACGTAAACAACAAGCAAAGCTCGAGGCGCTCGAAAAGCAGTCAACAGGGTGGGAATAAAATGTCCAGAACAATCAGAAAAAAAGATGCAGATGAATTAAAAACATTTTCACTGGCATTCATGGGCGAATACGTAAACGTGATTACAGATCTTATGATTGTTGATTATGCCAACACTGAAGATCAGACATATGAGCAAAATGCACCAATGATTGCTCGCGGCTATCTTTTGGACGAGGATGATATGTTTCTTTATTTAGGTGATAACCCCTTTGAAATCACACAGGCAATCTCTAAAAAGAGACTTTGTATGGTTCAAGTACACGTCGAAAAAACAAAATATGATGAGATGTTAGAGTCTATG